GTTCCCACGATATATTGTGGATAAACCTGTTAATATGTGTATAACAAATACTTTGGGGAATAATTTGATTGGGAGGAAACGATTTGGAAATTCAAGTACATGAACTGCCAGAATCTCAGCTAGATATGATCGCTGAGAAAGTAGTTGCTAGGTTAGTGGAAGCGACTAAGCAAAGGCGAAAAGAGCTAAGGTCCAATTCATACCATAATACAAGGACGCTCTTGAGGAATTACTACAGATTAAAAACTCACTGCAAAATAGTAGAGGAGCAAGTCGAAGAGGATTTCGCTTCAATGTGGAATGACTGGCGCTTTGATGTAGATAGTCTACTAGAACATAAGGCGAAAACAGCAAAATTAATGAAACATGTTGATAAGGCTTTAGTTGAACTAAAAGCAGAGGATGAGCGAGCCTATGATATTTTAAACATGAAGTACTTGCTACCTAAGTGTTTTGCTGATGAATACATTGCTTCGAAATACGCTGTTGATCGAAGGACGATAGGGAAGTGGATAAAAAAAGCTGTTGAACAGCTATCAGTATTTATCTTTGGAGTGGATGTTGTAATTGATTGGTTGTAAGGCGCGTTTGTGGCGCCACGAGTGTACATTAAAAGTGTTACTATGATAGCGTGAAATAAATGTGATTAATCCGCCAAGCAGACGACTCAATTTAACTTTATTGGCATGAAGTTTCTCCTTATACTACTTAACATACATTCGTCTAGCTTGGTGGATTATTCGCTTTTTGACTACACTGCCACTTTGCGGAAACAGAGAAGGCAAACAATTGGCGGCATGAAATAATGATTTCTACATTGAGCATTCCGTCTTTATGTCACTGTGGCGGAAGTAGAAGACGTGTTGCATGCGTGCGAGGTTAATGCTTAGGCAACCATGAGTGGGGCGGTGCCACTCCAGTGATTTAGGGAGGACTTAGTAAACTGGCCAACGCTAAGTATCTGACCTGAAAGCATATGTTAGGAGGTAGCTCCTCCGAGTTGACGTGTAGCATCATTGGTGATGCATCTGACTGTTAGAGTTGGAAATGAGGTCGGTTCGATCCCGGTCACGTCAATAAACATTAAGTTGGACTTGCTAGGAACACGGTAAGTTGCCTTACGCAGGCTTTGTGAGCGGTCTATGAGCAGATACATCAATGCAATCATAGTTAAATGAGTTTGCTTTGATCAGGGGCGGTACGCTGATTCAGTGTTCTTTAATACATAATCAAGATCGCTTCGGCGGTCTTTTTATTTTGGATACAAAAAAGACCACTGCTCGGCAAAGCAATGGTCTAACGCAGGATAAAAATTTGTTACAACTAAAGTTTACGACTTTAGAACCTTTATGGCAACAAAATAGACCGCTGTTTCCGCAGCGGTCAAGTGAAAAAACAAATTTTTAAAAAGGATGATACATAGAAATTATATCATTGTAACGCTTACAGGACAATGCGGAAAAGGAATATAAAAATGAGAAACTATTGGTATGTGTCACTAAACAATAAATATCCTTTACCAATGAGAGGTCAACATAAACGGGTGGTGATGTCTGTTCAGATGAAGGCGAAGTACTCGATCGTAGAAATGACCAGGGAAGCAACGCCGGTTGAGATTGATCAGTGCAAGATGGTCTATTGTGGGTTTGGTTATTGGAAAGAGGAGCATGTGCAGGAGAATATCAGTAAATACATATAGAAAGGTGGTGGAGCTAGTGTGGAAAAATGGGAGTTAGCCTATAAGGACAGACAAGAAGGTATGAAGTATAAAGATATCGCTGAGAAGTACGATGTATCCATTAACACTGTCAAAGCTTGGAAGTCTAGGAAGTGGAATAAGCAGAAACAAGCTAGTGATCCGCCACCTAAAAAGGGTGCACACAAAAAAGAAAAAGGGCGCACACAAAAAAAGTTGCAACCAGTCATAGATAATGACGATCTGACAGAGCAACAGAAAATGTTCTGTCTTTTTTATTTGCAACACTTCAATGCGACAAAAGCGTATCAGCAAGCTTACGACGTTGATTACAAGACAGCTAATGCAAACGGAAGCAGGCTGCTAGTAAATGCTAGTGTTAAAGAAGAGTTGCATAAGCTCAAAGGGGAACTGCAACATGACACCTTTGTTACAGCGAAAGACTTAGTAAAAGAATATGTTAAGCAGGCCTTTTCAGACATTACCGACTTTACTGAGTTCGGCAATCAGACAAGAGTAGAAACTGAGCTTGATGAGAATATGAAACCTGTACCTGTGTTAGACCCAGAAACAGGTGAACCAATAACTTACTTAACAACGTTTGTAGCCCTAAAAAACTCAGATGAGGTTGACGGAACGCTTATTCAGGAAGTCAAAAAAGGTAAAGATGGCGTCTCAGTTAAATTATACGACAAGCAGAAGGCCATGAGTGAATTAATGAAGTACCTTGGTGGAGACAAACTTCGTGAAGCACAAATCAGCAAAGCGCAACAATCTTCTGATGTGAACGAGACTACAGAAGATAAACTTGACGAATTAATGAATAAGATTAGTGGTGAGTTAGATGGCTCTGACTGATGTCTATTCTAAAAAACAGATTGAAGTTTTAAATCAGACCGTAAATCAAGAGTGGTTTATCGCTCTTTTACATGGAGCAAAAAGATCGGGAAAAACCAAAATTAACAACGACCTTTTCTTGTTTGAGTTGCGTAGGGTTCGTAAGATTGCTGATCGAGAGAATATCAAAGAACCAATGTATATACTTGCTGGTGTTTCTAGCGCAACTATTCAGAAAAATGTTTTACAAGAGCTTTACAACATGTATAACATCGATCCAAAGTTTGACAAACATGGAAACTTCAAACTATTTGGGGTAAAAGTAGTTCAGGCATACACCGGGAACATATCTGGGGTAGGCGCGGTTCGAGGGATGACAGCGTTTGGGGCATACATTAATGAAGCGTCTCTAGCGAAACGAGAAGTGTTTGCCGAAATCGTTTCTCGCTGTTCTGGTACTGATGCAAGGATACTTGCCGATACTAACCCTGATAACCCTGAACATTGGTTAAAAAAAGAATACATTGATAAATCTAGCAGCAATATTCGTTCATTCCATTTCCAATTAGACGACAATGTCTTTTTATCTGAGAGGTACAGAACAAATATTAAGGAAAGTACACCTAGCGGCATGTTTTACGATAGAGACATTAAAGGTTTGTGGGTCTCCGCAGATGGAGTTGTTTATCAAGATTTCGATGCGAGTAAGCATTATATTCGTTCAGATGACCTGCCAAGTCTATCAAAGTTTTATTGTGGAGTGGACTGGGGTTATGAGCATTGGGGAAGTATTGTTGTTATCGGAGAGACCGACGATGGAACAGCATTCCTAATTGAAGAACACGCAAAACAACACGAAGAAATAGATTATTGGGTAGAAATCGCGAAGGGGATTCAAGAGCGTTACGGCTCACGAGTGCCCTTCTATTGTGACTCGGCGAGACCTGAGCATGTTGCCAGGTTCAGAAGGGAACACATTGAAGCTTTTGATGGAGAAAAAGCTCGATTGAGTGGTGTTGAATCGGTAGCGAAAAGAATCAAGCAAGACAGACTATTCGTTTGTAGGGATAAAGTTAGCAAATTCCCTGGTGAAATTTATCAATATGTTTGGGATGAAAAGAAAGGCGAACCTATTAAACTGTTTGATGATGTTTTAGATGCTTTGAGATACGCAATTTATACAAATGAAGTAGTGAATGCAAAAACAGCTGAGATTGTTAATAAAGTACAATTCGGGTTTAACTAAAGGAGTGAGAAAATGGCAATTGTTGTAAACAGAGAAATAGCTGGAGATTTAAACAATCCAACTGCTGAACTGCTTAATTATTGCATCCAAGAGCATTTGAAAATGTTGAGACGGTTAGAAAAACTATCAGATTATTACGATGGCAAGCATGATATCACGAAACGTAAAAAAGAAAATGAAGCTGCACCTAATAACAAAATACTTGTCAATCATGCGAAATATGTAGTTGATATGAATGTTGGTTTCATGGTTGGAAATCCTATCTCCTATGTTTCAGATGCAAACAAAAATATCCAACCTGTATTAGATGCGTTTGACGAGTTGGATATCGTATCGCATGACACAGAACTAGAAAAAGATTTGTCTACGTTTGGTATTGCCTATGAACTGCTTTATCTTGCGAGAGGGAAAGAAGTAAATACAACCGAAATGCGTATTAAGTGTATTGATCCAAGAGGAATCTTTTTAGTTACAGATGATACCGTTGATAAGAATCCTCTATTTTCAGTGCATTACCAACCAGTGTTCGACCTACAAGGCGGAATTGATCATTATATCGTAAAGTATTATAACGACAACCGTGTTATCACTTATAAAACACAATCGAGAGAATTCGGTGAGTATTTATTAATCGATGCAAAACAGCATTTTTTCAAAAAGGTTCCGGTTATTGAATACCGGAATAACGAGGAGAAACAAGGTGATTTTGAGCAAGCTATTTCATTAATCGATGCGTATAATCTGCTCGAATCAGATCGTCTGAATGACAAAGAAGCTTTTGTAGACGCAATTCTATTTATCCGTGGTTTTACATTACAAGATGGAGATGGCGCGAAGTTGGCAAGCGAAAAAATGCTTCAAACAAGCGCTAAACCATCTGAGGTTGCTGCAGATTATCTAACAAAGGAACTAAACGAAGACGGGGTAAACCTTCTCAGAGAAGCGATCTTAGATGATATCCATAAGGTAACGTATGTCCCTAATATGAACGATGAAAAATTTGCTGGAAATATTAGCGGAGAAGCAATGAAATATAAGTTATTTGGTTTATTGCAACTTATGTCAGTTAAGTCACGTTATATGATCAAGGGGTTACGACAGCGCCTGCAACTGTTCGAAAATATCCTCAAAATTAAGGATTCATCATTAGATACAACAGGTACTAAGATTAAGTTAAAACCTAATTTGCCAGTCAACACTAGCGATATTATCAATCAGATTGTAGCAGCATATAATGCGGGCATTTTACCGCTAAAAGTTTTGCTTAGCTGGTTGCCGGACATTGACGATGTGGACGAAGTAATTGAACAACTGAATTTCGAAAAAGAGGAAAAGATCGAACTTCAGAAAAAAGCAATGGGAGTTCAAGCGCAAGATAGTAATTCAGATTTGGATGATCCGCCAGAGGAGGAAGATGATGATCAAAGCAACCTTCAAAAAGAATAACAATTCATTTATTGAGTATGAAGTTACTGGTCATGCTTATTTTGCTGAACCAGGGAAGGACATTGTTTGTGCAGGTGTTTCAGCATTATTTATTACGATTACTAATCAGATGCTATGTAAATCTTATGTGAAGTTACACGATCAACGAGTGTCAATTCTTAATCCTAATGAGATTGATAACGTATTAGTAGAAGTGTTGCTTTGCGGGTTGTATGATATTCAGCAAAAGTATCCCGAACATGTTTCGGTAGAGGTGATTGGAGCTGATTAAATGGCTCAAAAGAAACAAAAACAAGATGACTCTTATTGGCTCGATCGAAGCATCAAGCAAGAGAAGAAAATTAACGATGCTGCACAAAAAGTCGAACAAAAAGTTATATCAGCGTACCGTCAAGCTCAGAGCTATTTAACAAGACAAGCAAGAAATTTATTCAGTCGAGCAAAGCAACGGTCAGGAATGGATGAGGAAGAAACGAGAGCCTTGCTTAATCAACCTGTACAGCCTGACGAACTGGTAGAACTCAGAAAACTTGCTGATGATGTATCTAATCCTGATCTTCAAGAATCAGCAATAAAACGATTGAACGGTCTAGCGTTTAAAGAGCGAATAACAAGAGCCGAAGACTTGAAAGCTAAGTCTTTTTTAGTTTCTAAACAAATTGCTGATGTACAACTGAGCAAGTCCACCGACTTCTATATTGATGTCATACATGATTCTTATAATGAAGCAACGGCAGAAGCAGTAATTCAACAAATCGAGCAAGCGAAGAACGATTCGATTATAAATGTTTGGGATGGTCAAAAGTATGACTCACAAATAGAGACATTTAGACAAGCTAAAAAGCGTGGAGTACCAATTGAAGTTTGGAATGACCTTAAATACAGGAAAACTGATTATGAGTTTAAGGAGCTTTCCACTAAGTACACCAAGAACATCCTTGATTCCCATTGGCACGGATCGAACTATTCAAAACGGCTATGGAAAGATACTGAAGCATTGGCAAAACGTCTTGAAGAGCTGTTCACTGTTGAATCTATGACGGGCATGTCTGAGTTTGAAATGGCTAGAGCAATAGCGGGAGAATTTGACCGCTCAATTGGCGTTGCTCAGCGTTTAATACGAACCGAGGCCAATTACATGGCGAATCAAGCAAAGCTTAAAGCGTGGCAAGACAGAGGTGTTGAAGAGTATCGACTTATTGCTGTTTTAGATTTCAGGACTTCAAAAATTTGTCAGGGCAAAGACGGAAAGATTTATCTTCTTTCCGAAGCTGTTGTTAATGGAGCAGCCGGAACATACCCACCGTTTCATCCTTGGTGCAGAACGATAGCTGTTGCTTATATTGGAAAACGATCACTGGCAGGCAAACGAACAGCAAATGATCCGTTTACCAATAAAACAATGACAATTGAACAACGTGATACTTACGATGATTGGATGAAACGGCTTAAGGGAAAATATTCTGATAGAAAGATAGAAAATCAGAAGAAAAGGGTCATTAATAGAAAGAAAGATTTAATTGAATATAAGCAACTCAAAAGTGTTCTTGGGAAAGTTGAAACTCCTGAAACATTAGACGATTATCAAGATATCAAGTACGGGAATAAAAAGAGATGGCAAGATTTAAAAAAGAAGTATCGAGATAAGAGGAATAATTGACAACTAAAGGATATTTAATACAAGAGATGGAAGTCTAGTTGTTGCTAGGCTTTTTATTATGCCCTCTACTGCTCAGGGCGTTATAAATTGTAGCTGTTTCGGTGCCGACCGTAAAACGAGATTCGATTAGTCACGTAATGACTGGAGGAAAAATGAATGAAAAATAAGGAAATTATTTCTTGGAATCTTCAGCTCTTCGCAGAGGATGAACTGGCGGCCGAAGAAACAACTCTGGAGGACGAAACAAATGAAGAAATGAAGGAAAAAACTTTTACGCGTTCAGATATCGCTAAAATGATAGCAGCAGAAAAAAATAAATGGGAAAAAGAATCAAAGACTGAAATCGAGCAACGTATCGAAGAAGAAAAAAATGAAGCTGCCCGACTTGCAAAACTTTCTGAAGAGGAACGCCAAAAAGCTATCATTCAAAAAGAAAAAGATGAGTTTGAAAAAGAAAAAGCGGTTTTCCGTCAAGAACAATTGTTAGTAGAAAAGGGTAAACAGCTTCAAGAAATTGGAATTCCAAGTATTCTAGCTTCCCGTATACTAGGGAACACTGCAGAAGAAGCTATTGAGGATGTGAAGTCATTCAAATCCGAATGGGACAAAGCTTTGAAAGTAGCCGTTGACCAAGCACTATTGGACTCTGTAGACAATCCGCTGGGAGCTGGTTCGAACAAGACAGAAGCGAATCCTTTTGCTAAGGACACTTTAAACTTAACTGAGCAAGGGCGCTTATTTAAAGAAGATCCGGAACGTGCGAAAGCATTGCAATCACTAGCAAACAAAAAATAGAAATGAGGAATTAAAATGGAAAAATCATTACTAAAAATAGATCTTCAATTATTTGCCGCAAAGACAAAAATTGAAGATGTCATCGTACCTGAAGTTTTTAACAAATACGTCATTGAACGTACAGCAGAATTATCTGCTTTATATCAATCTGGAATCGTTACTAAAAATCCTGAGCTCGACGCACTTGCAACAGCTGGAGGTAAATTGATCAATATGCCATTTTGGCAAGATTTGTCTGGGGATGATGAAGTTTTATCTGACACTGATCCGCTAGATACTGATAAAATCGTTGCCAGCCAAGACGTTGCGGTTCTCTTAATGCGTGGTAAGGCTTGGAAGGCCAACGATTTGGCAAAAGCACTTTCTGGTGACGATCCAATGCGGGCTATTGGAGATTTGGTGGCTGCTTATTGGGCCCGCCGTCAGCAAGTAACGTTACTTTCTATTTTAAAAGGAATCTATGCCGCTTCTGGAACTAAAATGACTGGTAATTCATTAGATATTTCCGCGTTAACAGGGAATGCGGCTGCGTTTACTGGGGAAACATTCTTAGATGCTTCTTACAAACTAGGAGACGCAGAAGAAAAGCTAACAGCTATTGGGGTCCATTCTTCCGTTTATGCGAATCTTCGGAAACAGAACTTAATTGAATTTTCGTTGGATTCTGAGAATAAACCTATTCCAACTTACATGGGTAAACGAGTAATCGTAGATGATGGCATGCCTGTGGACGGAGATGTATTTACGTCTTATATCTTTGGACAAGGTGCCATTGGTTTAGGAAATGGCGCTGCACCAGTTCCAACTGAAACTGATCGTGTCGCATTGGCAGGAGATGATATTCTAATCAACCGTCAACATTTTATTCTTCACCCTCGTGGAGTGAAATTTAAAAATAGTTCTGTTGCAGGATCTTCACCAACAAATGCTGAATTAGGAACAGGAGCAAACTGGGAACGTGTTTATGAACCTAAAAATGTTCGAATTGTCCAATTTAAACATAAACTTTATGTTCCTAATGTTACCGTACCTGGTGGAGGCGGAAGCGGCGAATAAGAGGTGAATAAAATGAATGAGGAGTTGCTGAAACAACACACAGATGTATTGATGAATCGCCTTGATGGTGTTCAAGAACAGGAGAGAACTAAAATCAAAGCATTGCTAGAGGATGCGATTATCCTCATTCTTGATTACACTGGTCGCACTACTGAACAGATGAATGACCAGCTTTATTACTATGCCCGCCAGCTGGTCGTGATTACTTGGAATCAAGAGGGAAATGAGGGAGATACTGCTCGTTCTGAAGGTGGTATCTCTCACACGTTCATTACTGATATTCCTGATAAATTGAAATCCGGGCTGAACAATCACCGATTGGGAAAGGTCGTGAGTTTCTATGCGCCTAAGGAAACGTGATCTTACAACTGTTTTCCATAAGGAACGTCTGACTGGTCAGGATGATGAAGGGAACTCTCAAACAGGGTTTTCCGACGATTCCACCGAACTAGAGATGAATGTTCAATCTGCGGGCGGACAAGTCATGGCTTCTGTATATGGTCAAAGCCTTCCTTACATCAAGTCCTGTAAATATCAGGGCGACAAAATCAAAGAAGGGAAAAATGAAAAAGATGGCATATGTCTTTATGTGAGTAAAGATAAAGCACCAGACTATGAAATTGTAGCCATTCAAACATTTTCCACTCATTGCAATGTGACCTTGAAGAAACTAGGTGATGAAGATGGGCGTTGAGTTCAGAGGTGCTGACCGTTTGATGTCGAAAATACGAGCGATTCCAAAAGTGATGGAAGATGCTGTTTTCGAAGCAACATTTGACATTGTAGATGAAACTGTAGCGAGAGCATCAAGTCGTCTGCAATCGTCAATTAAGTATGGATCAGGCGAATTAAGCGGCTCTCCAAAACAAGAAGTCGTAATTGATGGTAAAGGCAAAGTAATCGGTCGTGTGTGGTCAGACAAGATTGAAGCGTTGTTTCGTGAATTTGGTACTGGACCTGTTGGGGCCGAATCTCCAAAAGATTTGCCACCAGGAGTCAATCCAGTCTATACAACTGAACGGTGGTTTATCCCTGTCCATAAAACACCAGTTGATCTTGAGACAGTGTACGGCATTCCAAGAGTAACTATCAAAGGTCAAGACTTCTTTATGACTCGTGGGCAGCCGGCTAGGCCTTGGCTATATCCGTCAATGAAAGAAGTAGTTGAAATGGCTGCTGACATTTATAAAGATCGTGTGCAGGAAGGACTGAGAAAACTATGACAGAGCGTTATAACATAAAGTCTGATATTGTTACTCAGTTGAAAAAGGTTACTGAGCTAAAGCTCGTATCTGCTGAATATCCCAATACATGGTCGCAAATGCCTGCAGCAATTTATTCGACAAAAGCAAAACCACACAAGAAAGATATTTCCGACAACGAAGCATTAACTGAATGGACAGTAAAAGTTGATTTATATGGAAACAAATCATTATCAGAAATACAGAGTGAAATAATCAAAGTTTTGAAAGAAATAGGATTTAAAAATATAGCCAGTGATGATGGCAATCAAGATGCATTGAAGCGTTCGATTCTAACATTCCGAGGAGTGGTAGATAACCGAACGCTTTTTGTATACCAATAATTAGGAGGAAATACCATGAAGAAAACAATTTTACCGTTAAACTTACAATTATTTGCCGGGTTGTTGACTAAGGATACAAAGCTTTCAATGAAGCAAGGAACAGGTGAAAGCGCAACTTTCAAAGAAATCGAAGGTTTGCAGGCAGTGCCTGAAATTGGAGGGGATCCAGAACAAGTCGATGTTACGACATTAAAAGATGCTAATAAGAAGTATATTTCGGGGATTCAAGATATGGATTCGCTAGAGTTCACTTTCTTATATGACAAAACCGTATTCTCTGGATTGAAAGCTGTTCAAACCTCTGGAAAAGAAGCGCAATTTGAATTGGAGTACCCAGACGGAGCGGTCTGCACATTTACTGGCGGCGTGACTGTGAAAATGGGATCAGGTGAAGTAAACGGAGCCTATCAATTTACCCTGTCTGTTACAGTTTCAGATGGTCCGGACTGGGCGTAAACGTTTAACGAAAACTATACGGGCTAGGGATAATTCTCTGGCCTTATTTAATTCTTAGGAGGAAAAAACAATATGAAACCAATGAAAGTGGATTTTGGAGCAAAAACGTTATCTCTTGTACTAGATGGAAGTGCGACTGTAGACATTGAGAAGAAATTAGGAAAATCGTTGTTCGGAATTATGATGACTGGTAACGGTGGAATGAAAATGCCTCGCTTAGGAGAAATGCTAACCATTTTGCATTCAGCGAACCAAACAGCAAACATTAAGTCTGCGGATATGACGAAACTATATGATGAATATATTTCTAAGGGCGGATCGATGATGAAGCTATTCGAAGTCATCCAAGAATTGATGGAGAAGGCAGGTTTTTTCGAGTCGGAAACGACGGACGAAGAAGACCTAGTTGGGGAAGAGAAAAACGAGGAAGAGAGTCTAGTATAGGTTTCTCTTCCTTTTCTGATTTGCTCCAAGAGATGTATCCCAAAGCAGTAGAAGCTGGAATACCTGCGGAAAAATACTGGTCAATGACCTATGAAGAAATTGTTCTACAAGCTGAAGCAAACGTTGCGATTAGAAAGCAGCAGCTAGAAGAAAAAGCCATGATGGATTATAAAGCAGCACAATTGAATGCATATGGTTTTAATGATCCGAAGAAAATGCCTAAACCAGATCAACACTATCCATTCTTGAAAAAGGAAGATAAGCAAGAACCGACGAATCAACCACAAGCATGGGAGATCAATAAAGCGCGTATGCTCGAACGGACGGAACTAATCAAGGCTACCCGACAACGCAAAAATAAACAGGAAAAGGAGGGGATAGATCATGGAACTGGATAGACTTGAAGTCGTCTTCGATGGCGACCTGAGTCCTATTGAGGAAAAGGTCGCTCGATTTGAACAAAAGATGGACTCAATGATGAGTCGAGTCAAAGGTTCATCTAGTCAAGGAATGGATGCGGTAGAAAAAAACTTATCGGATTCTAAAGGGTTCGATAAGTTTACCAAGCAAATTGAGAAAATGAATTCAAATTTTGATTCTATGTTGAAGCGGATGAATCAGTCTGCGTCAAGCAATGGTGAAGAAGTTGGAAAATCACTTTCTGCAGGTGTCTCTAAAGGCGCTGTCAAAATGACGAAAGATGTCCAAACGGCAGTTGATAAAGTGAACACGCAAATGCAGCAAGCGAAAGCAGCACAACAACGAATTTCTAATTTGCAGGCTAATAAAAACGGTGCTCGATTATCTGGTGATACGAAAAGTGAGTCTAGAATAGGCGAACAAATTTCCAAAGCACAAATTCAGATGAACAAGTCACAACAACAGGCGCAATCAATTGTGAGAGGCTTAAAATCCGAGTATGACGCTATCCCCAACTCCTTATCAAGCATTTCGTCGAAGATGGAAGGCAACGAACGTCAAATCGAGTCTATGAGAGCCAAAGTCAAGTCGCTGAAAAATGAAATGAAGATGCAACAAACAGAAACAGGAAGCTTTGCATCCGGCAAGTGGAAAGCAACAGGCATTCAAGATACGCCACAATCAACAAAAACTGCTGAAGCGATAACCAAACAATCAGCGAAAATGGAGAAGTTGATTGCAGACAATGATGCTTTACAACGTTCATATGCTCAGTTGGAAGATCGATCGGGCATTTTAAAGACAGCCTTGTCTGGTGTAAACACGGAACTTAGTGAACAGCCTGTTAAGGCACGTATGGCGGCCAATGGGATGAGAAACCTTTCAGGATCAACGAGACAATCTGGAGGGCTATTCTCTAGGTTCAAAAATCTTGTAAGTAATTCTTTCAGTGGTTTTGGCAATCTTTTTGATCGACAATCAAAGCAAGTCACTAACGGAACATCTAGAATGTCTCAGGGTATGAGCGGTTTTGGCCGATCCATGAAAATGCTATGGTCACAGTTGTTCTTGTTCACTTTCTTGTATCAAGGAGTTATGACACTAGCAGGAGGGCTTTTTAAAGCGTTACAAACGAACGCACAGTTTTCAGCTAGTTTAAATCAAATAAAAGTCAATTTACTAACGGCGTTTTATCCAATCTACCAAGCAGCGTTACCAGCGATAAATGCATTAATGTCAGCATTAGCTAAAGTTACGGGCTACATTGCTGGATTTATATCCACGCTTTTCGGAATGAACATCGGCGATGCATTTAATGGAGCGCAAGGATTAATGAACAACGTGCAAGCCCTAGATGATACGGGTAATGCTGCATCTGATGCATCAGACGGATACGATGAGATGGCACAATCCATACGTGATTCTAATAAGCAACTAAAAGCACAACATGACCAAACTGAAGCGGCAAGAAAAAAAGTCAAAGAATATAAACGATTACTAGCAGGGTTTGACGAATTAAATATTTTAGATTTTAGCAATGACTCTGATGAAGATTTCTCGGACCCTTTTGTACCGCAAGAAATTCCTTCGAAACCTAAGAATCCTAATGCTGGAGGGAGTAAAGCGCCTTGGGCTGATTTTGGTTCAGCAACAGTTCCAGAAACGCCCAAATGGTTAACGGACTTTGCCAAAAAATTTAAAGATATTATGTCTCAACTTTTTGACCCTATAAAAAAAGCCTGGGATGCACAAGGTCAAAAAGTCATTGACGCATGGAAATACGCTCTTAGAGAAGTTGTCGGATTGATTCAAGCGATAGGTAAATCGTTCATGGAAGTTTGGACCAATGGAACCGGGCAAAGGTTTGTTGAGAATCTTCTAATCCTCTTGGCAGATGTACTAAGTATTATTGGGGATATTGCAGGTGCCTTTAAGAGAGCTTGGGAAGACAATGGTCGAGGAACAGCATTAATCCAATCGATTTTCGATATGTTCAACTCTATATTAGAGTTGCTCCATCAAATTGCAGTATCATTTAGAAACGCTTGGAATGACGGAGTGGGCGAACGTATAGCAGCAAATATTCTTGAAATATTTACAAACATCAACAATACTATTAGCAATTTGGCCGATCGTCTTTCAATTGCGTGGCAAACTGGAAACATCGGTGAATCGATATTTAGACGTATTTTAGGTATTATTGAAGGTTTACTAGTAAATATTAATAATATTACGAAAGCAACAGCTGAATGGGCTAAAAAGCTCGATTTCACCCCTTTGTTACAGTCAATAGATGGATTGTTGAAATCAATACAGCCGTTAACCAAGAATATCGGTGCTGGTCTGGAATGGTTTTATAAAAATGTTCTATTGCCATTAGCAGGCTTTACAATAGAAAAGCTGATTCCAGCATTCTTTGATGCGTTGGCGGGAGCGATTGATCTCGTAAATGGCATTATAAATGGTTGTAAACCGGCTTTTGATTTCTTGTGGAACTCTATATTAAAACCACTAGCTGAATGGACCGGAGGTGTCATAGTAGATGTCTTGAAAAAGCTAGGGGATACTCTTTCAAACATTGGTAATTGGATATCAGAACACCAAGAAGGTTTTTCAAACTTTGTAATAGTTATCGGATCATTTGCTACAGCATTAGGACTGGTAAATGCAGCGCTAGCAATTTGGAACACAGTTGCGGTTATTGCCACGGGAGTTACTGGAGCTTTAGGGGCAGCTATTGCTTTTCTTACTAGTCCAATTGGGATTGTAGTAATAGTCATTGGCACTTTAATTGCGGCTGGAGTACTACTTTATAAGAATTGGGACGTTATCGAAGAGAAAGCTGGACAATTAAAAGATTGGATCGGCGAAAAATGGGATGCAATAAAAAATGCAACCTCAACGGCTTGGGATAACGTAAAGAATTGGACATCAGAAAAATGGGAAGCTGCAAAGAATGCAGTTACTTCAAAAGCCAATGATATTTATAATGCTGCTAGAGATAAATTTACCAACACAGCTAACACTGTTCGTGATAAGGCAGGACAGGCAAAAGATTGGGCAGAAGAGAAGTTCAGAAATCTCGCAGATGGAACAAAAAGTAAATTTGATGATATAAGATCTTCAGCACAGTCAAAATGGTCTGACATATCAGAAAAAGTTCGATCTGGTGCAGAAACGGCTAGAAGTAAAGCTGAAACGGCATTCTCATCTATGAAAGATAATCTCGGAAAATCATTGCATGGGGTTAAGGATACCGCCTCTGAAGTATTTGGGAAGATTGGCGGATGGGCAAAAGATTTACCTGGAAATATCGCAAAAGGCTTATCTGATGGTCTACAGTCTATTAAACAAGCGATGAATAATATTGCGAATGGATTAGCCTCTGGCATCGGTAAAGGTGTTAACGGCATTATCTCAGGAGTTAACTGGGTGATGAGTAGCTTGGGTGCTGGATGGCGACTATCATCTTGGCAAGTTCCATACTTTAGTTATGCAACAGGCACTAATTCACATCCTGGCGGATTAGCTATGGTAAACGATGGAAGCGGCAGCAATTGGCGTGAAATGTATAAATTGCCGAATGGACAAATGGGTATGTTTCCAAATCAAAAAGACTACATGGTCAATCTTCCTAAAGGGACACAAGTATTAAATGGTAGAGATACTAGTAACTTTATGAGTAACATTCCTCATTATAAGGGTGGATTAATTGATAGTGTGAAAGATTTCTTCGGGTCAATAAGTCCTAGTTCGTTACTAGACAGCGCATTTGAAAAGTTTGTTGATATTTCAGGTATTCCAGAACCGGGAGCCTCTATGGCGATGGGTGCTGCTAAAAAAATAAAATCTAGTGCTTATCGCGTAGTTAGTGATCGAATATCTGAATTATTTAGATTAGATCGAGAAAATAGCAGGAAGAAAAAAGGCTTTGCTAATGGTGGGCGCGTCGATAATTTTGGATGGTACAAAATGGCTGAAGGCGACGATACTGAATGGGTCGTACCCGTTACCAAACCGCAACTCGCATTTCAAAGAATTAATGAAGCGCTTGATTTCATGGGGTATGATGGTATCCCAGATTTATCTATGCCAGATGTGTTCAGAGATTCTTCTGAAAACTATTCAGGTGGAAGCTCAGGTAAGAAAGGAACATCAAGGATGTCTATTTCGGGAAACGGTATGGAAGGACTATCTAATAACTTATTATCCAATTTAGGTGAATCCATTGCTAACGCGATCATCAAAGCTTTGGGGAATATAAATTCAACCGGTGGCGACCAACCAATAGAAGTGATTCTTGAAATAGATTCTACTCGTTTTGGGCAAGTGGCCGTTAAAGGTATCAATCAGTACCATGAACAAATAGGCACTGTAGAGCTAAACTTATAAGGGGGAGAAATATGGATTTTATAATTTCGGGATCAAAGGTGGCTACACCAAAAGAACTTAGTGTGAGTATCCAAACCTTAGATAGTGGCTCTAGTGGCCGAAATGCGAATGGAGAGATGGTTAGAGATATTTTAGGGAGCAAAACTAAATTGGACGTAAAGTGGGGACCTTTGGATACTTCAGAGGTCTCTTTAATTTTACGTTTGTTTGATGCAGCTTTCTTCACAGTTAGGTATTTAGATCCCAAGGAAGCAGGGTTAATTACGAAAACATTTTATTGTGGTGATAGAACAGTCCCAGTTTATTCTTGGAACGCAAAATTTTCAAAAATGATGTGGCAGGGTTTGTCCGTGTCGTTAATAGAAAAGTAGGTGAGAAGAATGCTGACAGTAACAAGTGAGTTTTTTGAAGCCTGCAAAGACAAAGAACGTGAAGTTCTCACTCGTGTAATTATTAATAACAAAACAATTTACCTTAAAGATAGTATCAAGAAGATTGATTATTCAATGGGGGCTTTAGGAGGGGAAAGCTTCCAGATTGGTTCAACACAATCTGCGACACTAAAGATTGTTTTCTCGGAAATCATTGAGAATTTTAAGGAACTCGATGAAATTAAAGTTGAAATCGGGTTTAAAATACGAGGAACGGGGCTACCTTCTAATATAAATAATGTTTCGAAGGTAAATAGAGCACGCGTTGGAAGAGCCAGGTTAGTCAGCTATGTTGCTGATAGATATGAGTTTGTACCGCTAGGGACGTTCTACGTTTCAGGTCGAGTTGATCCAGACAGAAACGAGAAAACTACTACAGTTGAAGCAAGAGATGGCTTTATCTTCATGGAGTCAACATACGAATCTAACCTGAACTTTCCTGCAAAACTAAGCGACGTAGCATTAGAGATAGCAAATAAAAGTGGAGCCGTTATCGATCCAATATCATTTAATCATTTGAGTAATTACTCCATTAATAATCCGACAGGATACACGTTTAGACAGGCAATAGGATTAATCGGGCAATTTGAAGGTGGTTTTGCTTGTTTTGATAGAGAAGGTAAGCTAGCTATTCGAACACTATCAGATCCGAACTTCAAAATAGATCCTAACGAATATTTTTTGAAAGGTCTTACTAAAAACGAGTTACTTTATCAGCCAAGAGGATTGTCTTGTAAAGTTGTAAATCCGACAGAAGGATCAAGTAACGAAACGACAATTCTGCAGTCTGGATCAAAAAACGGTTCGCAGATTTCTCTCGAAAATAATGTCATGACCCAAACTTTATTGGATGATATTTTCCAGAAAATAAGATACATCAATTTTTTCCCAATTAATGTGAAATGGAGAGGGAACCCCGCTATTGAGGTAGGCGATTGGGTCACCCTGACAGATAGAGAAGGAAAAAATTTCAAGTCTCCTGTTTTGAATTACTCAATGACGTTCGATGGTGGTTTTAGTTCCGTGATAAGCGCAGACTCGAAAGCTTATTCATCCAATGTGTCATCTTTCAAAGGTCCGCTTCAACAGAAACTTGATGATGTGGATTATAGAATTGATGCAGCGGGTAAAAATAATGTGTATGAAGGGACAGAAGAACCTCTAAATCCCAAAGAAGGCGATATTTGGTTTAAAAAGAATGGACCCGATGATGAAATTTGGGTTTACAAACAAACATCTCCAGGAGTCTTTGAGTGGGTAATGACAACTTCTACAGCTCTCGAAGAAAGTATTAAGAAGCAAATTGAAGATAGTACTCCTAAGGACGAAATCGTCAAGACCATTAATCTCAGTACAGAAATGGACGGCAAAGAGTGGCTGAAAATAAAAGGCGCTAAGTTATGGTTAACGAACGAGACGAAGATTGACAAAGCTATAATCACTTCAGCAATGATTGGATCAGTTGATGCCGGAACTATTAGTGTTGGAACACTAGATGCTGCAAAAATCAGAGTCATTAATTTAGATGCTTCTTCCATCTCTACAGGAATTCTCGATGCCTCAAAAATCAGAGTGAAAAATTTGAATGCATCTGAAATTACCGCCGGCACTTTAAAAGCTATCGATATTCAAGGGGTCACGATAACTGGTAGCAAAATAGTGACTGATGGTTCGCAATTTAGAATGACTCAGGATAATGGGAAATTAACTTGGTTCTCTAAAGAGTACAATAAAGAGTTTATGTCGTTAGAACCCAGCAAATTCGACGGCGCTGATGTTGGTATTTTGAAATATAAAATGGGAATCGGCGGAGGGTTTCAATTAAGAGATAGTAAAGATAACTATGTTATTAGTTCTTATGATAATGGTGCCAAAAATCAAACTTGGTTGTCATTTAGTTCGGATAGTCTTTTTTGGAGTAATAGAGCGTTTGTCCCAGATGCAAACTATAGTTATATTAATGCTTCAGGAGTTTCTATAGTTATACAAGCTAATAGCTATTCCTACAGTTTTGCAAATGGGAATATAACAACCTCTCAAATTAAATTAATGGGCTATCAAACGTCGATAATTAATAGCGGACTGAGAGTTTATGATGGATTGAGTGTTTCTGGCACTAAAAATTCGCTAGTTAATACCCAAAGTTATGGGGAACGACTTTTAAACGCGTATGAGACTCCAGAATACCTATTCGCCACATATGGGAAAGTGACAACTGATAGCAATGGACATGGGCAAGTAATTATAGAAGAAAAATTTTTAGAGACAATCAATACTAAGTCTGATAATTATCATGTTTTTCTTTCACCTTATGAGAACTCTATTGTTTACGCGGAAAACCTAAGAGGAGATTCCTTTTCAGTTAAGTCTGACAGACCCTATGTAACAATGAGTTATCAACTAGTCGCTTATCGTTTAGGGTATGAAGATTTCTATTTAGAAACTCCTAGATCCAATAAAGAAAAACATCCCAATTTACCAACTAAGATACTTTCCTCGGAAGAGGCGACAGAAACTATATCACCAATCATTCCGTACCCGGAAGATGATAGTGATCAGCTAAAATCATATTTAGATAATAAATAGAATTAGTGATTGCTCTTTTCTTTCATCGAATAACTCTAAACACGTTTGAGTTGTAATGATAAATATAAATAATGTAAGTTATATTGCTTACTTTAGGGAGATGATCATATGAGAGATAACGGCTATGAAGTAGATGCAAATAAAGTCATAGAACATTTATTAAAAAGGCTCTCACAAGTAGAATTAGAAAACGCAACTTTGAATGTTGCTCTGGGACAATTGTCTGATAGTAAAGATTCAAAAGTAGGAGAAGGTGAGTAAATGGCTTATGAAAAGCAGACTTGGGTACCTTACGATGATAATAAAACTGAAGAAGAAAATATTCAGGCTGGGGCTGTAGTCACTGCCGAAAAAATGAATTATTTAGAGACAGGATTAGACGAGCATGATAAAAATACGACTAATCCTCACAAGGTAACAAAGGCTCAGGTTGGCTTAGGTAATGTAGCAAATGTGGAACAAGCGACAAAAACTGAATTTGACTCACATACCTCAAGTAAAACAAATCCGCACTCTGTTACTGCTAGTCAAGTAGGAGCGTATAGCAAGGTTGAGTCTGAAAACAGGTATGCAAAACCATCGGACATTACAAAGGATAAAGCAGGATTGGGAAATGTTGACAATTTCGCTACAGCAACAAGGCTCGATGCCGAACAAGGATTTGCGGCAAACGCATTTATGACACCCTTTAGAGTAAAACAACAAATTGATTATCGTATGGCTACTCAAGATGAGACCAACAACGGGGTATCAACAGAAAAAATTATTAGTCCGAGTACTTTAAAGGCTGCTTTAGATGCTCTGAAATCCTCTTATTTACTAAGTAAACAAGAATTTGTAATAAATAGCTCTAACTCTAACTATATTGAATCTGGTCAAATTGTTTTTCAGAGGTATTGGGATGAAGTCTTTGTGACAGGAGTCTTCAAAACTAAAAATCAAATACCAGCAGGTACAAGTTATTTAACGACAGGAGACTTGCCTGATTGGTTAAAAACAGATACCAATAGAAATTTCTTTTCGAAGTATGATAGTACGGTGATTAATATCTACTTGGAACAAGCTACTAACATCATAAAAACGGATGGTGCTGTTATACCTGCTGGCAAATGGGTTGCAGTGACATCTAGTTCATATCCAGTAAGAGAATAGATCTAAACAAGTATTTCAGCACACTTTCGAGTGTGCTTTTTATTTTGATTGGAAGGGGGAGCCAAGTGGATGGAACTAGAAACGCAGGTGAAGGAGCATGAAAACAAGCTTAAACAACATGACAAAGAAATTAGCCGATTGAATGAGCGGTCCCTAGCAATGCAAAAAACAATGGATGAAAGTTTGATTCGAGTGGATGAATCAAATAAATACTTGCGTGAACAAAACACCGAACAAATGAAACAAAACAACGAAATTCTAAACGCGATATTGACGCGCAACACAGATGCTGAAAAACGTTCAGATGAATTAAAAAAACTAAATACGGAAAATCTTTGGAAAATGATTTTAGGTATTGGCGGGTCTGCAGCGGTTATTTTTGCGTTTATTATGGAGCTACTTAAATTTTTAGGAGGAAGATAAACATGGATCTATCTTTTATTACAGAAAACTTTGTACCAGTAATTGTTGTCGCGTGTTTGATCGTAGGCTACGTAATTAAAGCGACACCACTATTTAATAAACTGGCTAATTTATATATCCCATTGATCGTGGCGGTGCTAGGAGCTGCATTAGGCGCAGTAATGAATGGCGTCAGTGTGGAATCCATTGTCTATGGTGCAGTAAGCGGGTTAGCCTCCACAGGGTTACATCAAGTCTTTACAAAACTATTGAATTTAGGAGGGAATGACTAATGTTTGAAGAAGGAAAGTTTGTCACAGCAATTGGCAGTTTTATTGTGAAAGAAGTTGGTGACGAATTCGTTGAATTGGATTCTTTCGGAAAAGGTGGCGTAGAAGTCACAGATACCTATATAGAAAATGGATTTTCGGAAATCACTTCGGAAGGGATCGAAAAAGAATTTGATGGATTTACTGTTGGAGATTTTTTCAAGTTAAACGGGAAGTATAAAGTTCTCCGTTCGAATGACATTTTTACGAAGGTTCAAGCAGGAGAATACATGTTATCTCTTCCCAATCATAAATTGATGGAGGTGGCTTAACATGCAATTAATGTCAGGTATTGCAGGCAGCCGTGGAAGAAATCCCTATGGAGTGGTTATCCACAATGATGCAGCTTCCCAAGGTGCTACTACTACTTTTTATAGAAATTGGTTGCCAAGTCATAATGCAGAGCTGGGTTTCGCCCATTGGTATGTTTGTAGTGACGGTATCTTACAAGTTGAGAATGAAGCAAATATGGCATGGCATACAGCGAATGCAAATGGGAATGCGAATTATATAGGGATTGAAGCTTGTCAATCTATGGGAAATCTAGACACGTTCAGAAATAATGAAGATCGTTCAGTAAAACTAGCTGCTGAAATTTTAAAACGCTATGGACTACAACCGAATAGAAATACGGTAATCTTGCACAAACAATTCTCAGCCACCGCCTGTCCGCATAGATCGGTATCGGTGCATGGAGATTGGACGATCATGCAAGATTATTTTATTGCTCAAATTCAAAAATACATGAATGGTTCTACACCAAATCCTGCACCTAAGCCTCAACCAACCGGAAACAAAAACGGCATTGCGATCGATAATATCACCAAAGATCAGGCGGTAAAAATGGTTCAGCGTATTCAAACAAAGTATGCCTGGACACTTTTACGCGATCAAGTGAAACGTGTGTTGCAACCGAACAAAGTCTATACGCTGGTTATCACTTGTGATTCAAAATGGAAGTATGAGAATGCGGTCAACCGGTTGAAGCAAGAGCTTAAAACCTACTATCCAGGCTACATGCAGCAAAACATTGCGATCGTTGATGGAGACAAACCTATAATCAAGATCGAGGCACGGAATTTGAATGATGAGCAAAGCAAGAAGATGGAAGGCCACATGCGCAATTTCTTGAAAGACATCTTACTAGACGGTCAAACATACGCAGAAGCGAATTCTTACGGAACGTACGATGTTCGTATCAAAGGCGAAGGCTTCAATGATCATGATGCGCCTATTGTATTGAAGGAAATTCAAGAGATGGGTAAAGCGAAGGATGTTGGAATTAATCCAGCACATATTAAAGGATTTAAGTATTAGAATGCGCTTGCAAGATATTAACAAAAGAGCTATTATGAATGTGTAAGTTTTGCCAGAACTTACTTCTTTTTCATAACTAAGTTTCATCTTGATCGGCAACCAGTCGTGTGCGGGCTGGTTGTTTC